TGACGTTAAGAGTTAAACCAGTTCCACTTCCAGTCAAAGCGACTGTAGGAACAGCAGTATTACTAGTTAATGAATATCCAGTTCCACCAGTTACTAATCCTATATCACCAGCTGGAGCACCTTGACCCTCAATAACACCTGTTACACTTTGATCTTCTAAATCAGAGGCAGTGCCTGTACTTACTTTTCTACCAAGTGGGAATACAGCATTTGTTCTTGTACCAGATCCATCAATTTTAACAATTAATTTTCTTGGGAGTGAACGTATTGGGTTTGCAGGTAAAACTTGACAGTTTCTGTTACCAGGTTCAATCGGTGTATTATAAAGTCTTACATTACCTGAATCAACAAACTTTGCTTTACGAAGTTTAAACGTTAAATCTTGGTTTTGGCTTGGTGTCCAAATTGTACCATTTTGTGATTTAAATAAACTACCTCCGATATATTGTTTAGATACAATAACATTTTGTACATCGGGTAATTGAGTTGTCCTTATTGACTTCTGCCCCATTGTGGATACCCACATTTCATATTTGTCAGACTGTGGACATAAGAATATTAAGGCATATTCTTCATCTGGTGGTAAGAATACTGGAGAAGGAAATCTTATAGTGGTAGGTATGGATGCATCACTTGAGATATTAATATCTTCAGGATTTAATACAACTTCTGTAAAATCTTGAACTAAATTAATTGTTGGAATACCTAACTCAACAGTTGCTAACTGAACTGTTAATTTAGCAGTATCATCTTTTGAAGCAAAGTAAACATCAAAGGATGTTAGGAATGCACCTGATCCATCTACTGTGAATGATTGTGCTAAAGGATCTCTCCTTCCTCTTCTCCTTCTTCTCCTCCAATTTCTACGTCTTCTTCTACCTCTAGCAAAAGTTCTTACAAGTTGTTCACTTCTTGTCGTTTCGGTTGATGTTCTAACCTCTACTTCATTCTCTCTTTGTGGTGGACGGGGTGGATTTCTAAGTTGTACGACATTGTTTTGTTGTGTCAATACAGTACCAGTTCCAAGATAAGTTCCACTTGCACTACTTGATAATGCTGCACTACCAGGTATTGGTAAAGTACCATCTGCAGAAGATGTTACTCTGAATGTTTTTGTACCAACTGTGAAAAGATTTGGTGGAGTTGGTGTTACATTTGCATTTCTAAAGAAGAATGCACCTATTAAGTCTCCCCAGTTATCAGAGAAAAGATTGATACTTGTGACTGTAGCTACAGCACCACTTGACTGACCTGTTAATTTTGCTCCTCTTACAATATATCCACTATATTTTTCTAAGTTCGCTAATCCAGTTACATCAACATTGAATAATCTTGAAGTAGCAGAGTATGTCGCAGATGGTGCTGGTCTTGATCGATCATATGGGTCAACTGTATATTTTTCAACATTAACATTAGGTGCACCTAATCCTGCTGAAAATTCAGGTCTTGATTCATCACCAACTTTATGATTTGGTTCTTGTGATCTTATTAATGCAATTTGAGTACCATTTAATTCAACTTTAACATCCTCTAAAATACTGAAAGTACCAGATGACATTTCAATTTCAACTAATTTAGGTACTATATCTGGAATACCACTATCTAAGAAATGATAATGTCTGGTAAATGGTTTTAATCCACTTGCTTGGAAATAAACATTTCTCGACCTCATGAATTGGTCAATGTTTCTTCCAGTTATCTTTGTACTTTCAACAAAATCTCTCTCTTCTGAAGGTCCTACTAATGTATTCGTAAAACTTCTCTCTATTCTTCTTGTTACTCTTGTTCTTGTTTCTGTAACTCTAACTTGATGGAACACTTGTCCGTGGAAATGACCTCTTCTCCTTCTACCTGACGCAAGCATGAGGAAATTTCTTCTTCTTCCATTGATTCTTCCTCTGAAACCTGGTCTAGTTTCTACACGACTATGACTATGAGATCTTCCTCTAGTTGTTGTATTAGAAACAATATTAGAACTTTCTACCCATCTTGCACCAGTTGATTCAGTTCTTACGTTATTCACATAGATTGTTCTTGTCCAGTTGTCTGATGGTGGATCTAATCTTATACTACCATTAAATGCAATAACATTAAATGGGTTGACATTTTCAACTCCAGTTGCTTGTGGGTTTTCAATCCAATCAACTTCTTCATAATCTAGTGTTATAAAGTCTCCAGTCTTCTTACAGTTTGGATCTAATAGTTGTAAATTAGAATTCAAATCAGCAGTATCAACATTAATTGCGGAATTCAATGCTAATTCAGGATTCATTGACCAAAAATCAACAGCAGCAATTAGTTCTTTATTTTGTGTGTCGATATCACATCTTGAACCACTATCAGGTGTAAAATCAATGAAGTCTCTATTTTTAAAGTCATTAACAACAAAACCAGTTTTAAATCTATTCAATCCATCTTGATCTTTAACTTGGAAAGAATTTGTATCCAATTCAAGTGCACTTAATGATGTAATTTGCTCAAGATTCTCAATTCTCTTTTCAAGATTTGCAATATCACGCATCGTAAATCTACGATTATCTCGCATCCTAATTTCAGGTTCAGCTTTAACATTGAATAAGTATGGAGGATAGATAATTGTTGCTATCTCCATTGCACTAGTATTACTTGATGGAGGTACAGGATTTTCTGCTGACTCTCCTTGTATAACAGTTACTGTTTCATCTTTATCAATAACTACCTTATCAATTCTTCCAAGATAGAAACTAAATCCCATAAATGAACTTTCACCTGGTGAGATTACAAAAGGTGTAGTTGACTCAAAAGTACGACTATTGAAAGCAAATGGTGATTTTGCTGTTCCATCTGGTACAAATTTATTAACTCTTGGTCTGAAATCAAGCACATCTGATGCACTTACATCCCCTACTATAGGCAAATCTGTCGAATATCTTTCTTCACCATAAGATCCAACTGTAAATAAATCACCAACATTGCCACTTGCAACCTGATATTGATCAAATATAATTAATAATCTCTTTGAGGGTATCGCAGCACCTTGATTTCTTAATATTGATGAATAATCACAATACTGTTCTTTATGTCCTTTGTCTAATGTATAATTTTCAGACCTATCAATATAATTACCGACTTCTACACCCTGCACTGCAGTTTCAATTGAAGATTCTTTAAAATTAACTATTTCTCCTATTTGGAACTTACTGTCATTCAAATAAACAAATGTAACATCATTTGCATTTCTATCTACAAGTTGACCTATCGCTCTACTATCTTTACCAACAATTAATTCTCCTACGATTGCATTTGTATTTAAATTCAATCCTGAAATAAATTTTAATTTATCCAATACAGGAGCATTAGTATCTTTTGATTCAAAAACTGCAAGAACATTAACAACATCAGGTACATTCAAAGATATTTCAACATCTTCAACTCTTAATCCAAAAGCACCACTTGGTTCTAATAAATTTGCTAGTGTTGAAACACCAACTGTTCTGGTAACTTCAACTTTTTGACTTCTTACAAAATCTTTAGTTTTACTTGTAAGACCAAGTTTTTTAAGAGTTACATTTACAACTGCACTACCACTTGATTCCTTCAATCCACTGAAAGTAATTAGATTACCATTATTGGTTATTTCTACTTGATCATCTGTTAATGGTTCTGTAGTTCCATCTGAATAATGAATCGAATATCTCTCTGCATCAAATGGTTCAAAAAATACACTTGTAATACCAACAGAGGTTGTTAATCCAACTGATGAATTAAATGAAATCGTATTATTACTTATATTTGCTGGACTACCTGTAATTTGTTTTGATATTACTAAATTAGAGTCTGCAAGATTTACATCTGAAATATTTGGTTTTGGCAATTCCGTAAAGATTCCAGATCCATCAACGTTTTGAATTACAGGTGTTACAAGTCTAAATGGAGATGATGTGGATATACCTGAAGCAAGAACCTCACCTCTATTAACACCAGTATGAACACCAACAGCACCTAAAGTAAGTGTTTTACCATCGACTGATACATCAGTAATTTTATTATAAACAATATCTTCAAAATCCCCTCTTTGATATGCAATAATCGCATCTGTATGAATACCTACTTTTGCAGCAAAATTACGATTATTAACTGTTGCAGTGTTTCCTGTAATATTTAATTGGTCAGTGATTGAGAATCCTGCTAGTGTTTTTTCATATAAAACAGTATCTGCACTAAAGTTAGATAGTAATCCAGAACTTAAAGAATCTGAATCTTGGAAAACTGATTTAATATCATCAACCGTATACGCTACTATATCTTTTACTGAAACATCTGCAACTACTGATCTTTCATTTATTACTAATTGTTCACCTACTATAAATTTACCAGTTGTTTGTGAAACTGCTATTTCATGTAAACCAGTCGTACCAGCGTTAAATGCAGCGTATCCTTCAGCTCCACTTGCTTTACCTCTAACTCTTGATCCCTGTATAACATCTCCATTAGTAAATGCATTACATTTTAAAATTGTAAATGTTTGAATATCATACAAATACAAGTCAAATTGTGTACTAGACCCACTGTATGAAGCATCAGTAACATTGTAAGAGTATACTCTCGCTTCACCTATTGTGGCATTAGGAATCTCTGCATTTATAACAGGACTATCACTACCACTAATCTTTCGTGATTTACTTAATTTAATTACATTCGCAGTTCCACCACCGATGTTAATAAAAGGTGTTCCCTGAACATTATTAACACGAAGCATATTACCCATTTCAAATGGTATAGATGCTGCATTTACTGTTTCTATGTCTCTTGGTTTATCAACATCAAGAACAGTTGTTCCAGTCAAATCAACATCAAATCCTTTAACATATGCACGACCTGGTGATAATTTAACGCACAGTAAATCATCATTTGGTGTATTTCCCTCATCAGTGAGTCTATCCTCTGTAAAGAGACCATTACTACCTATTTCATCATTTAAAGAATCTTGAATATCAATTCTGAATGGTTCAACTGAATAATCACCTGATTCATCAAATGTTCTTTTTGCAAAATATTTTTTTAATTCGCTGTAAGTAGAGGTATCTTGTAATTTTTTTATTTCACCTTGATCCGTCCTCATCAACTCTACAAAGTTTGTATCTTCATAGTCAGTTAGTGCTTTTTTTGCGAGTTTTACAGATATTTTAAATCTATCAGCACCTGGTGCAGCAAAGTTAGTAAATCCTTTAGCATTATCATATAATGTATCATCATCATTTGAGTTAATAATCTCTTCAGAAATATCAAAACCAACTCTATAAGATGGTGTTGTAGAATATGGTTCTAATATTATAAGTGATGCTGGAACATCTACAAAACTTCCACGTAAAAAGTAAACACCTGCATTCACACCAAATGCAGTACCTGTTGCTGTTGCTTCTTCAGAAACAAGTGTTAATACAGTTTCACCAATAGTTAAGGTAGTATTACCATATGTTAAAGGTTCCTCTAGAACTAATATTTCACCATCTGGAAACGCATTGCTTTCTCCATCAGTTCCTGATTGTTGATACTTAATAAAGATTGTTATATTATCAACACCTTCAGCGGGTGGTAATATAAAATTCTTAATTGTTGCAACTGTTCCTGAATTTTGACCTCTTACTCTAAGACCTTTACCACCATTAGATGCTATTATTTCGTTTAAGTAAATTGATACATCAATGCCAAGATGTGAATCGTTAACTTTAGCAGCGAAATATGAATTATCAAGTTCAATATTACCAGGTATAACCATTGAACCTTCTTTGAAGATATGCTTACCGAAAGACTCAACTTGATTTTGTAGAAGAGATTGTAAACCTGTTAACTCTCTTGCCTGAACTGGATATCCAGGTTTGAATAGTATTTTGTAAAAATTATCATCCTTATTATAATCATCATAATATGGTGATATATTTAAATTAGTCTTTTGTGGCATTTTTAGAATTCGAGTATGATTTTAATGTCTTCTTTTTGACGAGAGTTTCTAACAATCAAGGGTCTGTTATCTAGATAAACTATTTCTCCTGACCCTTTATTTATCTCAGAATTAGATAGTCCCGAAATAAAGTTCACACCCAAGTTAATTAATTTATTACCTGTAGGATTTGTTGTAATACCAGAGAAAACACGAGATATAGCACCAGAGAAAAATGATGATTTACCTTCTATGTTATTAGCACCAACTGCCGATTCAAACTGGTATATTCTACCAGCAGTTGAAATACCTGCATAATCAGTGTGATCGTAAGTCGTTCTATTGAAATTCAGTGACCTATCTCTAAAATATTTTAATACTTTAGTTTCTGAATCATAAGATGCAACATAACCAGTTGCTACCTTCCCTACATTAGGAGATATGGTAAGCACTTGTTTTACTTCCTCTCCAACTTGAGGAACACCTGTAACACTATCAAACTTAACTGCCTGTAGTGAAGAATAAGTATTATCAGTATAAGTTACTGCAGTTCCTACCTTAGTAGGATTTTTTACAACTCCAACTTGTGCAAATTTAGTATCGATTGGAAAATCTTTTGTAGAGTCATCAAATCTTGCATAAACAATCACTCTGTCAGTTCCCAACTCAGTATAAACATTATGTCCATGTCCCAATCCTGGTGGAATGATAGGAACTAACTTAGCACGACCAGTTGATGTACTAACTCCACTACTTAAAGTTCCTAAGTCAACTATTCCATAACTGTAACCTTTACCACCTGCACTGACTGTAACATCAGTTATAGTTCCATTAACAACATCAACTCTTGCTTTTGCTCCCTCACCATCTCCAATTATATCAACCTCTTGACTCAATCCATTTGCATAACCACTTCCAGCATTCTCAATATATACATGCTTTATTTGATTCTGGTTTACTGATGAGTCACCATTTTCACGAACCGATCTAATTTGAGAGTCCTGACTAGAGTTCCAACTATTCGGTACAGTGATGAATTCAGTTGAGTCAAATTTAATAATATCACTAGGTGACACAGTGAAAAGATACTTCCAAAGGTATCCGTCACCACTATTCCCTGCTTTTGAAGGTTCGAGGTCTGTGAAAGTAGGTTCATCTTGGGAGACATTTCCAAGCGGGTTAGCTCCTGTTGATCCATTATCAATACAAACGTAAACTTTAAAGTCGGAATTAAGTACGTAGTAGTTCGCATCATATAAT